TCGCCGATGATCGCCTGTGTCGCGCTTGTGGCAAGACCGCCTTTAGCGAGTTCGGGCAGAGGTTGAGCGGCGATTAAAGCAGCGTTTGCCATGCCTGCGGTGTATGCCGCGCCAGCCAGAATAAAGTTTGCGGGAGGCGGCGCACTTGCAAGAGCCTTCACAAAAGCCGAAAACGCATCAATGATGGCGGAAAATATCGCGAAAGCTTTCTGTTGCTTGGCTTGTTTCTGCAGCAGTTCTTTCCTTTTGACGGCGGCTTGCTCATCGAGTTTTTTGAGCGCCGTGTCATACTGTTCTTCGTCCTTGTACCGCGCCTTTAGCGCCTTTTTTTCGCGTTCATACCAATTATCGATTTCGGTTTTGCGGTTTTGGTAGTGCTGAGTAAAAAGGCCATTGATTTGGTTGATAACGTTCTGCGCGATACCGAGCCATTGATTCATTGTGTCGCTGATGAGTTTTGTTTCCTGTATAGCGTAGTAAGCGAGAATGTTCTGACGACCGACACCCTGCTGTTCGGCAAGAGCCAACGCCGCGTCTTTTTCGTCCTGCATCAGCTTTTTGCGGGAGGTAGTTTCGTCTGCGAGTTTGTTTGTCCAATATTGTTCTAGTTCGACGCGGTAAAGTTCAGCCTGTACGCCTTCCTCAATCAGCCCAATTTCGTCCTCGCGCTGTTCGGAGATAGCCTTCATTGTCCGTTCGAGTTTGGCGGCGGCTTCTTCTTCGGCGGCTGTGAGGTCATAAGTTTCTTTTTTGGCCTCCGCGGTTGCCGCCTTGAGTTCTCGCAATTTGGCGATCAGGAGTCCGCATTGCTCGGTTTCGCCTTCGCCCGCTTCGATCAGGCGGTTGATTTCGGCTTCGTAGGCAGATATTAACGCGGTGTTTTCGTCAAAGTCATCGCCGAGCAGGTTTTCTTTTGCTTGGATGTCGATCAGGGTTTTGTAAAAGTCAACCATAGCTTGATGCGCGGCGGTCAGTTCAATGGCGGTCTGTTTAATTTCCTCTGTTGTTTCGGCGGCGGCCTGAGCGAATTCCGCCTGTGTTTCGGTGGATTTTTTCTGTGCCTTTTGCCATGCGACGGACTGTGCCTGCGCTTTTTTCATGAGGGCGATCAGTCCCTTGATGGTTTCGCCTTCGGCTTTCATACCCATGTTGATAAGTTCATCGATGGTGGCTTGATAAGCCTGAGCCTTTGCGCCCCATGTGTCGAACGTGTTACCGTAGACTTTGCCCTGTTCCTCAACGGCTTTAAGCTGTTTTTCGAGTTCTTCAAGCGCGATCGTGACAGGCGATTTTTGAATGATGCCCCTTTTTCGGTCGTTGAGGATCATCTGCTCTTTGGTCAGCTTGATATTGTCGCGCAAGGCATCGTTGGATTCGCGCTGCCGTTTGATCAGCCAAGCCAACCCTGCGGCGAGTGCCGCAGCTGCCCCGACGACAAGGGCAATCTGCGGGGCTGCGAAAGCCATCGCTTCGCCCATTGTTGCTGCTCCGCCCGCGACTGCCTTGAATGCAAAAACGACTTTGCCCAATGTTGCCGCAACGCCGACAAACGCCACTTTAAGCGCGGCGAGCAGCGGGATTAATTTTGAAGCCGCCGTTACCGTCTTGCCGAGGATCAGCAAGGCGGGGCCAAGCGCGGCAGTAAATGCAAGTACCGAAACGATATTCCTTTTGGTGCTGTCGTTCAACCCATCGAACCATTCCGCAGTTTCGCGGATGCGTTCGGCAACACCGCGTAAAACGGGGATGACGTTATTCTTGATTATCGGGATCAGTGATTCGCTGAGGGTTAGCGCGATGTCGATAAATTCATCTTTGAGCAGTCCGAACTGCGCCGAAAGGGACTGCAGTTGTTTTTCCGCTACTTCTTGTGTGGTGCCTGAGGCCGCCCGCAGTTGCTGCTCGTATTCACGGATCGCCTGCGATGTGCCGAGTAGCGCGGCGGTGGCTGAGACGCTTCTGTCTTGCATCCCGAGTGCCATTAATGCAGCACGTTTTTGTTCGTCCGACATGTTGCCCAGGTATTTTTCAAGGTCGGCGACAACATCCGCCATGTTGCGGAATTTGCCGTTCGCGTCATAAACCGCGACGCCCGCCTCTTCCCATGCGGCGCGGTTGTTGATGTTCGCTCGCTGCAGGTCGCGCAGGACAATATTTAATTGATCGCCTGCCGCTGCGCCCTTTACGCCCTGATTGGCGTAGACGGCGAGAACAGCCGCGCCCTCTTCGATGTCTTTGTTTAGCAGTCTGAGAGCCGCGCCCGCTTTGTTCTGCAGAGATTCGGAAAACTGTTGAACTGAGGCGTTCGCGAGGACGTTGGCCTTGACCAAAACGTCTGACACGCGGGTCATATTCTCCATGTTTTTGACTACATCGTTCTGGACGGTTAAGCCGAGCGCGGACTGAGCATCGGCTAACAGGTTAGTTGCCTGCGCTAAATCGAACGCGCCTGCCTGCGCAAACGCCGCGACAACGGGCAGGGTTTTAATCGAGTTAGCCGCATCATAGCCTGCGGATGCGAGGAAATAGTATGCCTGCGCCGCTTCGGTTGCGCTGAATTTCGTGGTGCGTGCCACATCGCGGGCGGCCGCCTCCATATCCTTCCGCATCGTTTCGGAGAGCTGCCCCATGATGGCGGTTGATTCGGTCATTGTCTGCTCGAAGTCTGCGCCGAATTTAAGAACTGCGCCGGTGGCGAGGGCGATGGGTGCGGTTACGTAAGTCGTCAGGCTGCGTCCGGCTTCGCTGAGGTCGCGCCCGATCTGTGACATCGTTTTCTGTAGCCGCTTGCCTTCTTTTTCGATGTTGCGGAATGTTTTTTGAAGCTCTTTATCGCTGCCAAATATTGAAACGCCAATTTTGCTGAGATAGCCCAATCATCGCCCACCTCCCGGTCGTTTGATTTTGTCGCCGTAGTGTTTATAAAAACCGGCTATGTCCGGCTTGTCGTTAAATGCTCTGGGTGGTTTGCCGGAATAATAAGAGATCGCGTAATCGTAATAATAAAAAATCTGTTGGAGAGAGTAATTTTCCAACAGATGATGGGGTGATGCCCACGGATATAACATCCCCATGTGCGCAATTACGCGGCCCAACTGGTTGAAAAGTTCTTCGGTGGTCAGGCTTTTGGACTCGCCGCCATTTTTGCCAGTTGAGCCAGATGAGGGTTTTTTTCGAATGAATTGCGAATTTGAAATATTAGCCAATACGCGCAGTTTGTGATATCACCCATGTCGACGTTGTGCATCAGCCAATCGGCAGTAATTTCATCGTCGTAGTGGCTGCAAACAACGGCGCAAACCTCGCATAAAATTGTCAGCATTTCTCCGACATCGTCACCTGCCGCCGCCATGCGTTCAACTGCCTTGAGAACATCGATAGCAATTGCCGCGGGGATGATTTTGAATTCAATCCGCTTTGATCCGAGCGTTATGATTTTTCTTTCAGGAGCGATGGGATGCTCTTTTTTCAGGATATTTGTCAACATTTTGGCACTCTCCTAAGCTTTATTCTCCAAACGGTAGCGGGCAGGCGGTGGAGTGAGCCGCTTTTCGGGTGCGACCCTAGCCCGCCAAGGATCATTTAGGCAGACTGTTCGTCATAAATTTCAAACAGTTGATCTCCTGCTTCGCGGACGGTGTCTACCACGCCAACGAGGTTGATGGGGACAGTCATCAGCTCGACGTCCTCATCGCCGGGGAACTCAAATTTGATGCCCGCTTCGTTGGTGGCCTTGTAAACGGTGATTCTGAATATTTTGCCTGCGTCGTTGGTATTGGTGATACGAACCACCTTCGGCGCAATGGTGAATTTGCCGCCGCTGGTCAGCTTTTTAGCCGCAGCAGGTGTGTGGGTGTAGTCAACGTGTACGGTCGACTTGTCGGTGATGGCGCCGCCTGCGACGCGCGCGATGCAGGTATAGCCCTGCGAATCGACTGCCATCACATAATCGGTGTTGCGGACGTAAGTGGTTGTGCCCGCTACGTTGGTGACGGTGATCGCGGTTACTTCCGTTTTATCGCCGTTTTTATTGGCTAAGCGGACGAAATTCGTACCATTCAGCACAATCGCTTCGTTAGTCACGGCAACGGGCGCGGCGGCGACGGTTTCATAGTTGTCGATGCCGCCACGGATGAGGTTGAGGTTGGAAAGGTTGATCTCTACAAGGTTTCCTTGCACCCCCGCTTTGTGGTTGCGGATGCCAAGATCCACTTCCCCGCCGTTGTCGGTCATTACCTTGGCGCGGTCAAAGGTTTCCTCAAAATTGACGTCGTTCATTAATCCAAGATTGACGAGCGTTCCGACGTCATCCCCGACTTCGAGCATGCCGGAGCCAAGGCGCACGGTGTTGCCGTCCTGCACTAAGGTTTGACGCACTTTTATACCCCCTCGTAAATGATTTTGATATCTACTGTACGATGGTAAACGGGTTCGTCGGGATCGCGCCCGAGATCGATCTCATTCTCGAACACGCCCTGAATAACGGGAACGCCTTCCATCACGCCCTTGTAGCGTTGCAGGGCGTGTCTGATTTGTTCGGCGACTGCTGCCGTTTCTCCGGGCGATTTGCCCCAACAGTCAAACTGATAACGCGGCCAAGCGATATCTACTTGATGGTGGCGTGGAGAACTGACCGCAAAAAACGAAACAGCCGGATATACCGACTGTTCGGGGAGGTGGTCTCTGTATACCCGGTCTCCGACAAGCGCGGCAAGCCCCGGATATTTTTTGAGATAATCGCGTAATGCTTCTTCGATATGCATTTAACCACCTCGCAATTCTTTGTCAATCGCGGTTTTCAGAGCTTTCTCAACGTCATGTATAAACCGTTCCCGGTTCTCATCAATAGCAGGGCGCAGGTAAGGCTTGGCTTTGATCTTCTTTGTGCCTAAACACAAAAACGGCATGTAAAATGCTTTACCGCCGCCCGCTGTGATGAGCGCGTAAATGTCGCCGTCCTCGTTTACGCCGACTTTGACACCGATTGACTTAGCCCCTTCGCCTGAGTGTTGTTCGTAGTTTGCGATGAATTTTTCCCGCGCGATTGCCGCTATTTTTTTGGCGGCTTCGCGAATTGCCTTTCGCAGCTCCTTCTGCAACTCCATGCGCAGCCTTTTCATGTCGGCAATCATTTCGTCAATCCCGGTCACTTTCATTTCGATTAAGCCGGTCATGTCAACTTCTCCCGCACCATCAGGGTCAGCTCCTCGTTGCGCTCGTTGACGTTGATAACGGCTAGGATCTCATAGATGCGGGTGCCGAATTTAACGCGCATGGTTGGGTTGATGTCCGACAAGTAGCGGATGCGGATTTTACCCGCGACTTCGCTATCAACCTGCTGTGCGCCCCAATATTCGCGCCCTGTCAGCGGTTCAATCGCCGCCCAAACGGTGGCGTGTTCGCCCCAATCATCGTAAGGGTCGCCGTAAGGATCGGTTTTTTTGACGATCTTTTCGATGGTCACGCGGTGGCGCAGATTGCCGATGTTCACCAGCTCACCACCCTGTCCATCGTCAGCAGGGCGGTCACGGCG